AGGTTTCGGTAGCAGTTAAATGCTGTTGCTCAGTTTCTACGGAGTGAGTTACTCCAAGGTGTTTTATAGTTATTTTCATTTTAAATTATTTCTTACTTTTTGCCAGTATTTAATAGTGCTTTGTTTTTTGTGTCCAGTATAGCCGCCGTTCCAATTACGAGCTAACTTTTCGTCAGTAGGGTTATTGGTATGTGAGCGTAGAATATTGAACATCTGAATAGATTTTACCTTACTCCACCTATCTGACAAAGTAAAGCTATCCTTACCTACTAACCTATTTACCTCTCTAACCATAATAGGGCGTATTTGCAAGCAGCCTACTGCATCCTCTTTGGAGTTGTAAGCCAACGTATCGCCTCCGCTCTCTACTTGTATTATAGCAGCTATTAAAGGGTCTTCTATTATAGGCTCTTCTGTTTTATCGTACCACATAGACGCAGTACAAAAAAAGCTAAAAATCGGGATTATTGAAAGTTTATATTTCATATCGTTTTAATATGTCAGCAAATATAGTATTAAAAACTAATACAAAAGCTATTTATTTAAAAAAGTTTTTTGCCCCTTATTTATTCCTATCGTATATAGTTACGAATGGATTTGCCTTTTATCGAATTTAAGCTAAGTGATGACGTCGAAGGACTGCAAGCGATAGCCTTTGTAGACGCTCCCGCTATTGGTTTAAACTATCAGGCTTTTGCTCCGCATAAGTTTGAGGTAATTAACGAGGAAAAAAGAATCGTTATGGGTGCAGCTATGATACCCGACCTACCTATTTATCGTAGGGACGAGAGAGGCGAGTACTACGCTATATTTAGAAAAGAGACTATTAAGGCGTTAGTTCAAAAACTATTCAAAGAAAACAAACATAACAATTTTAACGAGCAACACAACGCTTTTAAGATATTAGATGGTGTATATATCTACCAATCTTTTATTACTGACCAGGAACTCGGCATTTTAGCCCCTAAAGGTTTTGAGAATGTAGCAGATGGTACTTGGTTTATCGCTGCAAAAGTAGAGAATGACGAGGCTTGGTCTAAAGTCAAAGAAGACGGAATCCTAAAGGGTTTCAGCGTTGAGGGAGTTTTCGACCTTGAACCGTACAAATTTAAACAAATGAATAAAATCAATTTAGAAAGTGTTATAAACACGCTCAAGTCTGTATTTTCAGACGAAGAGGTAGTAGCTGAGGAAAAAACCTTCGGCGAGGCTGCTTTAGTAGATGGAACTATCGTTAAATGGGAAGGCGAATTAGCTGAGGGAACTGCTTTAACAGTAGTACTACCTGAAGGCGAAGTAGCAGCCCCTGACGGTATCCACGAAATTACAGACGGTACAATAATCGAGACCGCTGGAGGATTAGTAGTAAATATCCAAGCGATGAGCGAGATAGCTACTGAGGACAACGAGTTCACTTCTGAGATGTTAAACGAAATGGTAGAGAAAGCTCTTGCGAAATACGCTGAGGCTTTTACTGCTACTTTGGAAGGCGTTAAAGCTGAGAACGAAGGTCTTAAATTAGAGTTAGCTGCTATCAAAGCTGACAAAGAAACTTTAAGAAACGAGTTTAGTGCAACTTTAAGCAAAGTAGGTACTGAGTTAGAAGAAATCGTAAAAAGTGAGGCGGCTACCTCTTCAAAGCCACAAGAATTTAAAGCACAAAGTAGAGCTGAAAAAGCGGCGGCTATGGGTGCAATTATCAGAGCAAACAAATTAAAATAAATAAACAAAAATGAGCTTTAATGTAGCCTCGTTGACAAACTATGTTAACGAACAATCCACAGACTTAATCTCGAGATTATACTTCGAGAAAACTTCAAGTGATTATTTCACTTTGCAATCAGGCGTTAAAAAAACTGACGCTTTACACCTATTAGCGGTAACCGCTTTTCCTCAAGATGGTAGCGGATGTTCTCCGACTGCATCAGGTGACGTAGTATTCTCTAACAGAGATATAACAGTAGGTCAAATTACTTACTTTAGTGGTTTCTGTATGAAAGACCTTATTCCTAAGTACACTCAAATCTTACTAAGAGCTGGTAACGCTGAGACTGAGGAAATGGCTTTCGAAGCTGAAGTAGCTGACTCTATCATAAAAACAATTATGGAACACAACGAGGTTGCAGATTGGCAAGGTGACACCGCTTCAGGTAACGTATACATAAACAGATACGACGGTCTAATCAAAATAATTGACGCTGCTACTACTGCGGTAGATGGTAACACTACTTCAGCTACTGCTATTACTTCTGGAGCTTCTGGAAACGTAGATAGTTTAGTAAACGCAATGGCTAACGCAAGACCAGCTAAAGTAAAGTCTGCACTTAACCAAGTTTTATTCGTAGGTCAAGATACTTTCGATAAATACGTAGACACTCTTAACGCTAAAAATTTATTTAACGTAGATGCCACTTCTTGGGCTAATTACTCAGTATCTATACCAGGTAAAAATATCACTCTTGTAGGTGTTGTAGGACTTGATGGTACTGACAGAATGTTCTTAGGAACTCAAGAAAATTTCTTCTTAGGTTTTGATTTGCAAAATGACGAAGAGGAATTTGATATGTGGTACGAAAAGAAAGATGACAAGGTTTACTACCGAGTTAAATTTAAGAGAGGTTTACAAGTAGCTTACCCTAACGAAATCGTTGAGTTTACATTAGCATCTTAATTATTCACCATAACTAATTTAAAATATAAATATTATGGCGTGTCAATTAACTCAAGAATTTGTAGTCGGATGCAACGATAGTGCTGGAGGTATAGCCGAGTTTTACTTCGCTAATATGCCCGCAGACTTTGCAGTAGCTAAAAACGCAAGCGGCGAGGCTTCAGCAATAACTGGAGCTGGCTTAGCTTACTATAAATACGAATGCACAAACGCTCAGGGAGCAGCTTCGACTATGAATGATAACCCAACGGTTAACTCTCAGAACGGAACAAGCTACTTTGACCAAACTTGTACCTACGTACTTAACAAAATGGACTCAGCGAAACGTAACGAAATAAAGTTACTTTCAAGAGCTAAACTTTCTGTAATCATTAAGGACAATAACGGTACTTACTGGTTAATGGGAGAGACTAACGGCGTTCGTATGACCGCTGGCGATAACGGAACTGGAACGGCTTTAGGTGATAGAAACGGATACTCTCTATCTTTTCAAGGTCAAGAGCCTGAGCCTATGTCAGTAGCTTTAGCTGGTTCTTTTGACTTAGCTTAACAAGAGTTTAAACTCTAACAATACAGCCCACTACTTAGCGGTGGTGGGCTTTTTTTTTATACCAATGGACATAATCACAAAAAACGAAACCAACTATATTTATACTAATATCTCTAACGAGGTTGAGTATTCCTATTTTACTATGACCATTGAGGCGGCTGAGTACACCGTAAACGTTACTTTAGACGCACCGCAAGGCATAAATGGAAGGTATGTATACTTTATCTTAAAAGATGGCTTACAAGACCTTGCAGATGCTACAATAGATTTGCCTAATAACGGCGATTACCCTTATAAGATTATTAACGCTGAGACACTTGGCGGAACTACTGGCGTAGAAATACACAGAGGTATATTAAGACTAAAACAACCGCAAGAAACAGTATATTCGTACACAAACGAGGAAAGTACCATAATTTATGAATAATCACTCAATTATAACCGAGTTTGCATCGGCTGAGATACCTAAATTCTTAGAGAAAAAAAATCAAAATATCGTTTATTTTGGCGTAGATAACATTTACCCCTTTGAATTAATTGATTTGTACAACGATAGCAGCACTCATAACGCTATCGTTAACGGTAAAGTAGGCTATACGGTAGGTAACGGCTTACACTCTGAGGATTTAGAGGTAAAAAAATGGCTATCTTTTGCTAATATTGACGAAGATTGGACTTCATTACTCAAAAGAATCTCTTTAGATTACGAGCTTTTTAACGGATATGCTATCGAGGTTATAAAAACTGGAGTAGGAAATCAATACCACCACATAGACTTCGCTAATATTCGCGTAGGATTAGACGGAGGCTTGCAATATTCAGACGAGTGGATAACAGATAAAGGTACAAGAAACGGTAAACCTAAAATTCAGTACTTAGATAGGTACAATCCAAAAGACCAAGAGCAGAAAAGAGGAGTAATTTATCACGTAGATTATAGACCTAATCTTAAATACTACCCTTTACCCGTATACGTTGGCTCTTTAGCTGAGATTAAGACAGACGTACAAATAGGCGATTACTGGTTAAACGAGGTTAAGAATGGCTTTGTGGGTGGTACATTAATCCAGCATAACAACGGAGTGCCTGAGACTCAAGCAGAGGCTAAGGAGTTTGAAGAGACTTTCCAAGAGAAATTCGGTAAAGCTACGGGTACTAAAATAGTACACCTATTCGCTCCTTCTAAAGAGAACGGAAGCGAGATAAGCAACCTAAACGGCAACGATTTGCACGAAAGATACTTAGAGATGAGTAACCGAGTAAAAGAGTCTATTTTTATCGGACATCGAGTAACTAACCCTATTTTATTTGGAGTAAAAGAAGCTGGGCAATTAGGAGCAAGAAACGAGCTGGACTTAGCATACGAAATATTTACTAATACGTATATCGCTGAGAGACAAAATACTCTTTTAAGAACTATTAAAAAATTAGCGTTTTACGAGATACAAAAAACGGATATAGAGATAATACCTCTTAAACCTATCGACACCGTAGACCTTACAAGCGACATTATTTTAGCTAACCTTACAAGAGCTGAGATAAGAGACCTAATAAACGCACAGACGGGCTTAGAATTAGCTGAGGAGGTAACCGCTCCCGTTGCTCCCGTTGCTTTATGTTCGCACTTCTCAGACGATAGCGACATAAGCCACTTATTTGATAACATAGGCGTAAGCGAAGACGATTACGAAGAGATAGGAACTTTCGATATTCACTTCGACTCAGACGGTAGCCCGATGGAGTTTGCTACTACTGGGCAAGGTATAATACAAAGAGTACTAAAAGCTATTTTAACCAACCCTTTAATACAAGCAAGTGGTATAAGTAGTGCTTTAAAGCTTACCTTTCCTGAGTTAATTACTTCAATAGGAATACTAAAAGACTCTAAATTAATAGAGATAACTGGAGAGGCTATAAACTTAACGCCTACGGGTAAGAAAGTAGCTGAGGTTATAG